ATGAACCTTTCCAACCTCGTCCGCTTCGCCCTCGACGGCTATCGCGCCTACAACGGCGACGCCGAGGCAGCGAAGCGCGTGCTCGCGCCGCTGAAGGAGAAGGCCGGCGACGCGCGCGACAAGCTCGCGGAGCGGCGCTCGAAGTGAGCGGCCTGGACGGCCACGGCCACGTCACCCCGCGGCCTGACGGCGCCAAGGCCCGCTGCGGCGGGCCGGCGCTTTGCTCGACGTGCGCGCGCGAAGCAGCCCTGCAGCGCGCCCGCGCGCGGCGCGAGATCGACCTCCGCGACAAGTACCGCCTCGACTGATGGCGACGTTCGCCGGCAAGCAGGCCGGCTACTCCGACCCGACGATGCGCCACGAGACCGACCAGACAACGGCGCCTTCGGAGACCTACACGTTCGCCGGCGAGCAGCCGAAGGGTGCCACGATCACGCAGCCGACGATCCTGCTGAAGCCCGCTCTCCCCAGCGAAGTCTGATGGCAACGCCGTACGGCCCTGCCGAGAAGGAGTGACCATGCGTTGTCTCCTCGCGCTCTTCATCGCGGGTCTCGCCGCGCTCGCGCCCGTCGAGTTCGATTTCTCCGCCGTGGGTGCGGCCGAAGCCGTGAAGCTGCCGTGGTCGACCTTCAGCGGCGCGGCGGTCGACGCGGTCGCGTTGGCGCCGTTCGTGTGTAGCAACGGCGGTTCGATGGTGTACGCGCGCCTCGTGAGGGACAGCGTCGCGTACCGCTACTTCTACGCGCCCGAAACACAGCTTGTCGCATTCGCGACCTTCGATAAGAACGACGATCCGGTGGAGATCGGCCTCGGGAAAGTCGATCCGGCGAAGCCCGACGCGATCCCGCCGCTCGTGTGGGCGCCGTACGATCCAGGGCGGCACGCCGGCGGCCCGTGCGCCGATCTGTTCCCGTTCGGCGCCGGCGTGAAGACCGGCGTGTGAACGCGCTCGTTTTCGCGTTCCTCCTCGCGCAGCTCTCGCTCGCGGGTGTGTCGCACACGCTCACGGACTGCGCGTCGAAGTAAGTGTCTCTCTCGCTCCCGTACGGCTACACGCCGCGCGACTATCAGCTCCCGTTGTGGCGCCACATGGTCGAGCAGAACGCGCGGCAGCGTGCCGCTCTCGTGTGGCACCGCCGTGCCGGCAAAGACATCACCGCCTGGAACTGGACGATCTTCGCGGCGGCGACACTGCGTCTCGGCACGTACTACTTCTTCACCCCGACGTACGCGCAAGGGAAGAAGATCATTTGGGACGGCATGACCGGCGACGGTCGCCGGTTCCTGTCATACGTCCCCGAAGAGCTGGACGCGGGCCGTAACGAAGTCGAGATGCAGGTGAAGGTCCGGCACACGTCGGGCGGCATCAGCATCGTTCAGATCGTCGGCACCGATCGTCTCGACTCGATCCGCGGCACGAACCCCGTCGGCTGCGTCTTCGATGAGTTCTCCTTCGGGAACCCGCGAGCGTGGGACGTCGTCGAGCCCATTCTGCTTGAGAACAGCGGCTGGGCGCTCTTCGTCTTCACGCCGAACGGCAAGAACCACGCGTTCGATCTGTGGGAAGCCGCGCGGCAAGACAGCGCGTGGTACACCTCGCTTCTCACGATCCGCGACACGAGGCGCGAGGACGGCCAGCCGGTCATCGACGAAGCGTACATGGAGACGCTTCGCAAGCGCGGCGTCGATGAAGAGGTCATCCAGGCCGAGTATTACTGCTCGTTCACGGGTGGCGTTCTCGGCGCGTACTACGCGCGGATGCTCGACCTCGCGTGGAAGGACGGCCGTATTCGCAACGTCCCGTGGGAGCCCCAGCTCGCCGTCGAGACGTGGTGGGACCTCGGCGTAGGCGATGCGACCGCGATCTGGTTCGTGCAGCGTCTCGGCCGCGAAGTGCGCTTGATCGACTACCTCGAAGCGCACGGCGAAGGGCTGCCGTACTACGCCAAGGAATTGCGCGAGCGGCCCTACGTCTACGGCAACGCTGTGATGCCCCACGACGCGAATGTTCGCGAGCTGGGCACGGGCAAGAGTCGGGTCGAGACCGCGACCCAACTCGGTATCCGGCCGATCGTCGTTGCGCCGAAGCTCCCGCTCGACGACGGGATTCACGCCGTTCGACAACTTCTACCGCGGTGCTACTTCGACAAGACGAAGTGTCGTCGCGGGATCGACGCGCTGACGCAGTACCACAAGAAGTTCGACGAGGCGCGGAAAGTGTTTTCGAACGCGCCGGAACACGATTGGTCGTCGAACGGCGCCGACGCGTTTCGCACTGGCGCTGTCGGCGGACGCGACGTCCGTAACGAGCCGCCGGCGACACGCGTGGAGGTGGACTTCGATCCGATGACGTACGACAAAGAGCCGGCGCGAGGCGCCGGCGTCGAACACGAGTTCGACCCTTTCGCGTACGACCGTCGCTGATCGCGACCAATACCTCATGAACTACACACTCGCTCTCGAACTGGAACCCCTGACGTGGCGCGACGTCGCCGAGGGGATCGCTGTGCGCCTCCGCCGCCTGCTGGAGCCGGTCACGCGCTTCAGCAAGCCAAAGATGCCGGCGCCACCGCCGCCGATCATCATTCCGGCTCCGCCGCCGCCACCTCCGCCTCCGCCTCCACCCCCGCCGCCACCGCCTCCGCCTCCACAGCCTCCACCGCAACCGCCGCCTCAGCCGCCGAAGCCCTCGCGGTCGGAGGCGCAAGCGATGGCGTCTGCGGCGCATCGCGAGGTCTTCGGACGCGGGGCGGTCGAGACCGACTCGGTCTATCAGGAACTCGTCGACGAGATCATCGCAGGCTCGAAGACGCGTGCCGACGCAGTGAAGCGCTACCAAGGCGTACGCGGCGAGCGCGAGACGAAGGCCACGGCGTATTTCGCAGAGTCGTTCCCGCGGCTGCTTGGCCGTCCAGCGGGGTCGGGCGACGATCTCGGGCCGCTTCGCGCGAAGCTCATCTCCGGCGAGCTGGGATTCGACGTCGCAGACGCGGAGGTACGTAAGAGCTACAAGCCGATCAGCTTCGGCGAGTTCGCCAAGGGAATGCAGGGCACGCGCTTCAGCGACATCCGGCGCGCGTACGTCGATCGCTTCAAGACGGAGCCCGAGGGCGTGCCCGGCGCGGCCGACGCAGGCACAGAAGACGCGGCAGCGAAGGAGCGCGACCTCGCCGCCAAACGGCGCGGCCGTGCGGCTACGATCCTGACGACCCCGCTTGGCGTGCTCGACGCGGCTCCGCTCAACGTTCCGACGCTGCTCGGACACGGTCGCGGCAAGACGCTTCTCGGACAGTAAATGGCGACCGACCCGGAAGCGATCCTCAAGCGCTACGATCGCCTGTACGAGCAGCAACAGGTCGATCGGGCGGTCTGGCAAGAACTGGCAGAGTACATTCTGCCGCGCAAGTCGAACATCACGACGAAGCGCACGCCGGGCGCGAAGCAGACGACGCGGCTATACGATTCGACGGCGGTGCGCGCCAACGAGTTGCTCGCGGCCTCGATGCAGGGTGCGCTCACGAGCGCGGCTGTGAAGTGGTTCCGCCTGAAGTTGCGTCAGCAGGAGCTGAACGAAGACCCCGAAGTCGCTGCATGGTTGGACGCCTGCACCGACCGGATGTATCTCGCGTTCACGCAGTCGAACTTGTCGTCGGAGCTTCAGGAAGTCTACCTCGACCTCGGTGGTTTCGGGACGGGCTGCGTGATCGAGGAAGAACGCAATCCAAACTCGCCGACGTTCAGCGGGTTCATTTTCCACTCGCTGCCGGTCGGGACGTACGTCATCGCGGAGGATGCAGAGGGTCGCGTCGACACCGTCTTGCGGGAAGTCGTTCTGTCTGCCCGCGCCGCTGTAGCGAAGTGGGGCGCGGCGCGTGTTGGCGAGCGTATCCGGCAAACGCTGGAGAAGAAGCCCGACGATCTGGTGACGATCATTCACGCGGTCTATCCGCGTGAGTACACGCGTGGTCGCACTGCGCGGAACAAGCCCGTTGCGTCTTGCTACGTCCACAAGGACGGCAAACACCTGATCGCGGAAGGCGGCTTCGACACTTTCCCGTGCATGGTGCCGCGTTGGACGAAGACGAGTGGCGAAGTGTACGGCCGCGGTCCCGGTCACACCGCGTTGCCGGATGTCCGCACGCTCAACCGTGCGCGCGAGCTGACGTTGAAGGCGTGGGCGAAAGCGATCGACCCGCCGATGAAGCAGCGGCAGGACGGCGTGATCGGGACGGCGAAGCTCGCCCCAGCGTCGCTCAACACGGTCGTCAACATGGACGACCTTGCGCCGATCGAATTCAAGGCGCGGTTCGACGTCGGCAAGATCGAGGAAGAGCAGCTCCGCACGGCGATTCGGGACGTCTTCTACAACAGCCAGCTTCAGCTTCCGAACAAGACGATCATGACCGCGACCGAGGTCGAGCGCGTCTACGAGCTGATGCAGCGCATCCTCGGGCCGACGCTCGGCCGACTGGAAGCCGAACTCCTGAACCCGCTGATCGAGCGGTCGTTCGATCTCATGTTGCGTCGGGGTGCGCTGCCAGAGCCGCCTCCGGCGATCTACGCCGACGGCGAGATCGCCGACATCGACATCGAGTACGAAGGTCCGCTTTCGCGTGCTCAGCGGTCGTCGGACTCCCAGGCGATCGAGCGCACGCTACAGCTCGCGCTGCCGATCGCGCAGGTTGACCCCGAAGCGCTCGATGCCCTCGATCTGACGGAAGTCATCCGATACGCCGGCCAGCGTCACGGCATTCCGCCGCGCGTGGTGCGGAGCGAGAAGCAGATCGCCGAGATCAGGAGCGCGCGAGAGACCGAGCGTCAGAAGGTCGTGCAGCAAGAGCAGATGCGCGGCATGGCCGAAATGGCCGGCAAGACGGCGCCGTTGGTGAAGGCGCTTGGCCCGCAGGCGCTCGGATTGTCGGCGGAAACGTCTGCAGCATGACCTTGAAGCAGCTTGTCGACGCGTACTTCGTGACCTTCAGCTCGCCCGCGGGGCAGGCGGTGTTCGACAACCTACGGGCTGAGGCGGACGCTCCGGTCGACTACGCGAGGCCGTCCGACGGTATCGCGCTTGCGTTGCAGGCGGCGTATCGCAACGGGCAGCAGTCGTTGCTCGCCAAGATCGAGCGCATGGTCAATATGAGCAAGTCCGGCAAGGAGCCGGCGCAGGAGGCAGAGACCGAATGAGTGAGCCAGGACCGCAGGTCGATCCCAATGCGGGCAACCCGCCGGCCGCGGCTGGGTCCGCCGCGGGCGTGGTAACCTCCCCCGACTGGCGAGAAGCACTCCCGCAGGAGCTCCGGGGCGAGAAGTCGCTGGCGTCCTTCAAGGACGTCGGCACTCTCGCGAAGAGTTACGTCGAAGCGCAGAAGCTCGTCGGCGGCTCGATTCGCATTCCCGGCGCCGACGCCAAGCCCGAGGAGTGGGGCGCCGTCTACGACAAGCTCGGAAGACCCTCGAAGCCGGAAGGGTACGAGTTCAAGGTGCCGGAGTCGCTCGCGCCGGAGTTCAGCGACTCTCTCCGGGGCGGGTTCGCCAAGGTGCTCCACGACAACGGCGTGAGTGCCAAGGCGGCGCAGGCGATCCTCGACTGGTACGGCGCGAGCTACGCCGATGCCGCCGCGTCGCTACACAGCGCAGCGCAGGCGACCGAGGCCGAGTTGCGCTTGAAGTGGGCCGGCGCCTACGAGAAGCACATGGGACTCGCGCAGCGCACCGTCAAGGAGATGGGCGGCGAGGAGCTGCAGGTGTACCTCGAACAGACGGGCCTCGGCAACCACCCGGCGCTGATCCGCACCTTCGCCAAGATCGGCGCGCTCCTGGCCGAAGACGGTGTCATCGCGAACTTCGACGGCGAAGTGCCGTCGGAGCAGGACGCCAAGACGAAGATCGCCACGATCATGAACGACAAGGATCACCCGTATCACGACCGCCGTAAGGCGGGGCACCGCGAAGCAGTCGAGGAGATGATGAAGCTCCACGACCTCGCGTACGCCCCGGCGTAAATTCCGGGGAGCTGAACAGTCCGCGCGACAACCCGCGAGGGCCGCGCGTGCCGGCGGGCAAGCCGCCCGGAAGGCCGACGTCACCGGCAAGGTAGGGTCGGGGTCGTCCCGGCAACCCTCCGCGATGAACGTACACGACTCGTCTGCGCTCGTCTCCCGAGCGCACGCAGAGGGACTCTTCCATGTCCACCGAAATCACCGTCGCACGCGTTCTCCAGTTCAAGGCGAACGTGATGCACCTCTACCAGCAGCAGGGGTCGAAGCTCAAGGGCGCGATCCGCGAGGAAGACCTCGTCGGCAAGGCCCACTTCTTCGACCGCCTCGGCGCGACCGCTGCCGTGAAGCGCACGTCGCGGCACGCCGACACCCCGCTCGTCAACTCGCCGCACACCCGTCGGATGGTCGTGCCGGTCGACTACGAGTGGGCCGACCTCATCGACCAGCAGGACAAGATCAGGATGCTGTGGGACCCGCAGGGCGATTACGCGATCAACGCGTCGCGTGCGCTCGGCCGTGCCTACGACGACGAGGTCATCGCCGCGTTCGACGCCGACGCCAAGGGCGGCGAGGACGGTGCCACCGCGGTCACGTTCGCGTCCGAGAAGGCCGGCGACGAGGACTTCAGCGCCGCCGCGGTCACCCTGGCGAACATCGCCACGGTGAAGAAGGACCTCGACGACAAGGACGTGCCGGAAGACGGGCGGTACATCATCATCTCGCCGCCGACGCTGTTCCAGCTCCTGAAGCAGTCCACGACCCCGAACTTCACGAGCGCCGACTACCAGCTCGTGAAGGCTCTCGTGAACGGCGAGATCAACTCCGGTCTCGGCTTCACGTGGATCAGGTCGACGCGTCTGCCGAGCCCGGCCACGAACATGCGCTACGGCTTCGCATGGCATCGCGAGGCGATGGGCGTGGCCGTGTCGAAGGACATCACGACCGACATCGGGCCGCGTCGTGACAAGTCGCTCTCCACGCAGGTGTACGTCTGTGGCACCTTCGGCGCCACCCGCGTTCAGGGCGAGGGCGTCGTTCGCTTCAAGATCGACGAAACGAAGTAATGCCCTGACGGCGCCGGCCCCGCCCGCCGAACAGTTAGGCGGGGCACCCACTTCTCGCAGTTCACCCTCCGTCAGGTAAGGCTCCGGCGTCTCGCCGTCGCCGGAGAACACGCCGAAGAGGAACACCAATGGCAACCGTCTACAGCGAACAGATCACCGACATCGACCGTACCACGCCGGCCGTGATGCTCAAGTCGAACGAGCAGAAGGGGCGCGTGCGCGTCGCGTACTTCTCGTACAAAACGCCGGCTTCGGGCGCGCCCGCCGTGGCGGATGTCGTCCAGCTCGTCAAGGTGCCGAAGGGCGCCCGCATCCTCCAGCTCTACCGCAACAACGAGGCGCTCTCCTCGGGTGCCGGCACCGCCGGTGCGGATATCGGCGATGGCGGCGACGCGGATCGTTTCGTCGCCGCGCTCGACATGGACGCGGCCGGTTCCGGCCTCGTCACCCTCCGTCTCGACAACTCCGCGCGCGAGCCCACCCTCGGCTACGGCTACGAGTACACCGCGGAAGACACCATCGACTTCACCGTCACGGGTGAGGCGTTCGCGGTCTCGAAGTACGTCCGGGGCCACGTCCTGTACGTGCTCGACTAACCAACAGCGCAGGGGCGCGTCTGCGGGCCGGATACCCCGGCTGAACCAACGCGCAACCCCACAACATGGCCGACTCCGACGTCCAGATCGTCAATTCCGCCCTACGCCGTCTCGGCGACGACCCGATCACCGCGCTGACCGACGATTCGGAACGTGCGCGGCTGATGAACGCGATCTATTCGTTGCAGCGCGATGCGGTGCTCCGCGCGCACCCGTGGAAGTTCGCTGTCAAGCGGACGTCGCTCGCGGCCGATTCCGCGGCGCCGTCGTGGGGGCCGGGTAAGGCATACACGCTGCCCCCCGAAGCGCTTCGCGTTCTCACCACGAAAGCGTGGGAAGACACCCGAGAGCCGTGGGTGGTCGAAGGTCGGAAGATTCTCACCGACGCCGGCGCCCCGCTCTACCTCAAATACGTCGCGCGGATCACCGACCCGACGCAGTACGACTCGATGTTCGCCGAGACGCTCTCGGCGCGGCTTGCTGCTGTCGCCGCGTATCCAATCACCGGCAACAGGACTACGGCGGACGCGCAGTGGCAGCTCTACCTGCTCGCGCTCACGGAAGCGAAGACCTTCGACGGGCTGGAGCGCTCGCCGGAAGAGATCGAAGCGAACACGCTGGTCGAGGTCCGCTGGTAAGGTGTCGACCTACCCGTTCCAGTCTTCCTTCAACGCGGGGGAGTTCTCGCCGCGTCTCGAAGGTCGCGTCGACACCGCGCGCTACGCGAACGCGGTCAAGACCTGCAAGAACTTCGTCATCTATCCGCACGGCGGTGTCACGCGGCGGCCGGGCACGAGGTTCGTCAAGGAAACGAAGACCTCGGCGAAGAAGTCTCGACTGATCCCGTTCGAGTTCTCTGATGTTCAGGCGTACGCCCTCGAATTCGGCGACCTGTACATTCGCATCTACAAGGACGGCGGGAACGTCGAGAACCCGCCGGGGACGCCGGTCGAGGTCACCACGCCGTGGACCGAGAACGACCTCGCCAAGCTTCAGTACATCCAAAGCGCCGACACGCTCTATCTCGTCCATCCCGACTTCGCGCCTCGGAAGTTGACGCGAACGTCGCACACCGCGTGGACGCTTTCGACGATCGTCTGGACCGACGGGCCGTACCTCGAAGAGAAGACGACGCCCACGATCACGCCCTCGGCGACGAGCGGGAACGGGATCACCTTGACCGCCTCGGCGTCCCTCTTCGAGTCGGGGCACGTCAACGCGCTCTGGCGAATCAAGCACGGGTCGACCTGGGGCTACGTCCAGATCACGGCGGTCGCGTCGGCCACGAGCGCGACCGCGGATGTCAAGAAGAACCTCGGAGCCGCGACAGCTTCAGACGCGCAACGCGAAGGCGCGTGGTCGACGAAGCGGGGGTTTCCGAGCACGATCACGTTCCATGAGCAGCGGCTCTTCCTCGGGGGTACGGCGAACAACCCGCAGACGATCGACGGCTCGCAGAACGGTTCGTACGAGGACATGACGCCGGGTACGGCTGACAACGACGCCGTCCGGTACACGCTTGCGGCGAACGACGTCAACGTCCTGCGCTGGCTGGCGCCGACGCGAGTTCTGCTGGCCGGGACGATGGGTGGCGAATTCCGCCTGAGCGGCGGCCAGAACGACATCCTCACACCGACGACGGTGCAGGCGAAGAGCGAGACGACCTTCGGCTCGCGCGCGGTACAACCGATCCGAGTGGACGCTGCGACAATTTTCGTTCAGAAGAGTGGACGCAAATTGCGCGAGCTGGCGTTTGTCAACGAAGACGACGCGTATCGTGCGCCCAATCTTTCGCTCCTGGCCGAACACCTGTTTCCGGCCAAGCAGTCCATCAAAGAGGCGGACTACCAGAAAGACCCTGATCCGATCATCTGGTGTGTGCGGTCGGACGGCCCTCTGCTCGGCATGACCTATGACCGGGCGCAGGACGTCGTGGCCTGGCACCAGCACGACACAGAAGCCGGCAGCGGAAAGTTCGAGTCGCTCGCGATCATTCCGCACCCGGACGGCGACAGCGATCAGGTGTGGGTCCTCGTCAATCGCACGGTCGGCGGGGCCACGAAGCGGTACGTCGAATACTTCGATCTCAAGGGCAACGTCTACACGGCGTACGAGCAGCTCAATACCGACTCGGCGCTGACGTACGACGGAACGAAGAACGTCGCCCTGACGCTCTCCGCCGTGAGCGGGTCAAGCATCACGGTCACTGCGGCGTCGAGCGTGTTCGCGTCGGGCGACGTCGGCAAGGAAATTCGGGCCGGCAACGGCCGGGCAGAGATCACGGCGTTTACGAGCGGGACCGTCGTCACCGCGAAGGTGCATAGCACGTTCGCATCCACGAGCATCGCGGCGAACGGCTGGAAGCTGGCGGTTTTCTCGGTGACCGGGTTGTCGCACCTCGACGGCAAGACGGTGGCCGTCGTGGGCGACGGAGCGGTCTATAACAACGCGATCGTTTCGAGCGGCGCCGCCACGCTCGCGCCGGCCGTCTCGGCGGGTCTGATCGAGGTCGGTCTCCCGTACACCTCGACGCTGGAGACGCTGCGCCCGGAGGTTCAGCTCACGAACGGCGGGACGTCGCAAGGGCGGCGCAAACGCTGGAACGAAGTCATCGTCCGTCTCTACAACACGCTCGGGCTCAAGGTCGAGGGCGACGTCTTGCCGTTTCGCAAGCCGGGCGACGCGATGGATGCGCCGCCGCCGCTCGTGAGTGACGACATTCGCAAGACGAACGTCGGCTGGGACCGCGCCGGCCGGCTCAAGTTCGAGCAGACCTATCCGCTGCCGGCGACGATCAACGGCATCACCGGCACTCTGGACGTCACCGAGGGATGACCAGCCATATCGTCCCGTACCGGCCGGGGCACTATCGCGAGATCACGCGGAAGCTGTCGCCGTTCGTGGGCATCGCGTCTGCCGATGCGGCGGTGTTGTACTCCAAGAGCGGCGCCGCCTACACGGGTTTGGTCGGGGGTGAGATTGCCGGATGCGCCGGCGTCCTCGTCCCGTGGCCCGGCGTGGGCGAAGCGTGGGCGATCTTGACCGACGTCGGCCGCGCGCATCCGCTGTTCGTGCATCGGGTCGTGAAGCGGACGTTGTACGAGATCGTGGCCCACGAGAAGTTGCGTCGTGTTCAGGCCGACGTGGTTGCCGCGTTCGACGCGGGACGCCGTTGGGTCGAACGTCTCGGTTTCGAGTTCGAGTCCTTCATGCCGCGCTACGGCCCGAACGGCGAAGACTTCACGCGCTACCGGATACTGCCATGACGCCCGAGATCGTCACTCGCCACGGCTGCGACTACGTCATCGACCCCGAGACCGGACGCGAGTATCCCGCGATCTCGGGTGGCGAGCCCACGCTCGCGATCATCTCGATCGCCGCGACGGTTGCGTCCGCGGCGGTCACCGCCTTCAGCTCGTTCCAGCAGGGGCAAGCGCAACAGTCTGCCGCCAACTACAACGCGCAGGTTGCACAACAGCAGGCACAGGCTGTCCAAGCAGCCGCCGATTACAACGCCAAGGTCGCCGAGCAGCAGGCGGAGCACGCACGGCAGGTGGCGGAGTACAACGCCCGCGTTGCGGAGATCGAGTCCGAAAACACCGCACGCGAAGCGGAGATTCGGGCGGCGGAGCGAAGGGAACGCGCGGCCGAGCTGGAAGAGCTGACGCTGGCCGATGAGCACGCGGCGCTGGAGCGTTCTCGTTTGGCGGCCGAGCTGGCGGAGCGGGACGCGCTGGCCGCCGAGGACGCTCTAGCCGAACGCCGCCGGATCACGGCCGAGCGCGAGGCCACGCTACGCCGGCGAGGCGAGCGCGAGCTGGGGACGCTGCGTGCGCGGCTCTCCGCGGGCGGCATCGACACGACCGAGGGCTCGCCGCTGCTCGTGATGATGGACGCTGCCCGCGAACTGGAGTTTGACGTCCAGCGCGAGCGACTCCTGGGCGAAGCCGAAGAGTCGGGCGACTTGCTCCAGGCCGAGAAGGCGCGCTATCGCGCCGCAGCGGCGCGCTACGAGGGCCAGCTCGACGCCGCACGTATCCGGCGCACCGGCCGTATCACGCTCGCCGGCGAGAAAGCCGATGAACGCGCCCTGCGTGAAGAGGGCCGGCTGGCGCGCGCGGAAGGTGAGCAGCGAGCGACTCTGTCGCGCTACGAAGGCGAGCTACAGTCGCGCGCGGCGCGACTCGCGGCCGAGCGGACGCGCTTTAGCGGGCTCATGCAGGCGGCGTCTCTGGAGTCCGAGGCGCGACTGAAGCGGTTCGAAGGCCGCCAGTACGCGACGGCAGGGGTGTACTCCGCCGGATCGTCTCTGTTGACCGCCACGGCGAAGGTCGGCGGCGCCGTCTACAAGTTGAAGACCGGGAAGTCCCTTTTCCCCTAAGATGCCGATTCGTCTCCAGCGGCTGTCTCCCAGCACCTACGACGAAGGCGGGCTCTCAGTTCCGAGCCAGCCGCGCCTGAGCGGCGACGCGCTCGCGGCGCCGTATGTTGCGGCGGCTCGCGGCGCCTCCGGCGTTTTCGACGCCGTCGCCGGCGTCGTTGACCGACTGTCGCGTGTCGAGGACGAGAAGCGGAAGGTCGATCAGTCGTCGGCGGCCGTCTCGATGGTCACGAACGCGCAGCGTTCGTTCGCGGACCAGAAGGCCGTGATCGACAGGACGGCCGACCACAACACCTACGTCCTCACGCTCGACGCAGCGTATCAGAAGACCGTCGCCGACTACGCGAAGCGTACGAACGATCCCGACGTGCTGCGCGTCTTCGACGACAAGATGAAGACGTGGGGCGTCGAACAGTACAGGCTCTGGCGCGCGAAGGTGCTCGCCACGGTGCCCATGCGGCGCGAAGGCAAGGTGGAAGAGGTCGCGCACGCCGTGCTGTTCCTCGCCTCCGACGAAGCCTCCTACATCACCGGCACCGAGCTGGTGGTC